GTGCTTTTGCCGTTACGCACCACCCCGTCAGTAGCTGAACAGGAGGGACAGCTGATAGAAACAGAAGCCACTGGAGCACCTCAAAAACACCATCATACACTAAATCAGTAAGTTGGCAGCATCACCCGTTTGTTCTTCGACAACGCACCTCGACAAGCCCGGGCGCTCCCAATGTGATTCGCTCGGTAAACCCAAGTCCATTGATATTTTTCATATCATATGCCCCGGTTTTGCTCGACCACCCAGAGCCCGATCCATACACGCGATACTGAATTTCCCACATTACTGTGCGGTTCTTTTTGCTTCCGCTGTCCTTGTAACCGCAAATACCGTTCGGGAAGAAAAAGTTAACCTCAAACATATCGACGGTTTCATTTTCCGGGCATGCCAGGAATGGGCCCATCCAGTTATCATTTTTGTTCATGCCTGATGCGTCGAAGTCCAGGACGGTACGGGGCGAGAATCCAGGCCAGGTTAAATCGACCACACCACCAACAAGACGTTGTAGCGTCAGGCTTGTTCCATCGATCTCAGTGACTTTGTATTCGTATCCGGCATGAGACAGGGATAGCCTGATAAGCCCTTCAGGGATCCCAGTGAATGCCGTACCCGTTGCGCTTTCATAGGCCAGCGTGACGGATGCCGTAACCTCATCTGTTGTCGGCGTCGCATCAGCATGTGGGGTGTAGGATGCGATATACAAATCGTAATCGACGCTGTTGTACCAGAGCGTCACCGGCATGCCGACATATGGATTAATTTCTGCCAGCGCGTTACTGGTAATGCGACTGTGGGGGCCGTCATTCGTGACAACGAATGAATCCGGCACAATCAACTCAATGACCGACCCAACAACAATGGATGGAGGAAGGTCATTTGTTGCCGGATCACCATCACTAGTGCTCAGGCCATTAAATGTAATCGTTGCACCTGATACTGTCAGAGACGTAGCAACAACATCATCCGTATCCGGTGCAGTCTGAGCCATATCCAGCCCTGCCCCTGATGATGTGCCACCCACCTCAGTAGAGTTGAACCAATTTTCGCTGCGGCGATCGCCAGCAACATTGGCACCTGGCTGGTAGACAGTATCAGAATAGCCATCACCCAAAGAGCTTACTGGCGTAGACCCCACCCGCTTGTCACCAGCACCAAAAGAAAAATTACCAACCCCGAGAGAAACGAACATTTCTACCGTCATTTTTGTCGGGTCACTGGCATCAAAGCGGGTCACCGGCTGCACCACATAATCGGGATAAATGCGGCGGCGGCCAAACAGCTCACGGATCGGATCCCCAAGTTTTGCCCTGTTCGCCTTTGCCGGGTTTACATCAAGGCTGTTACCAGTGCCCGAGGAATAACTGCCTGGGTCAGCAGCGCCGGGGGCGAAGAACAGGGCATATGCTACAGAGGCTACTGATACCGCAACAGCGATCCAGGCCAGTGTTCCCACTTCAAGTCCATGCGGAACTGGATAAATCCTGACATCACTGGCCGGGCTGATTGCGTAATCAAACCATGCTGCAGCCGGTATATTTTCTCCGTCAACCTCTATGGCGATCGGGTGCTTCATGTCAGCACGATAACCTTCCACATTGCGCTTCAACCACTGGTGAATAGTTGTAGCGCCGTGCTCATGCTTTTCCAGCGGTTCGCCCGGGAGCCGGGAGGGATAAATTCGAATCGTCACTGCCAGAACTCCACTTTTACAAAGCGGCGTACAAAGCGCGCCAGGGGAAGAAAGGTGACATTCATTCTCGGATTGCATTCAGCAACGTGAAGCTGGCCAGAGATATTCACGACAACAGCGACATGCGTCACGGTCGAGCCTGAGTAGCAGGCCACACCAGCGCCCTCACAGGGTTCGCAGCGTCTGAGTGATAGCATCAGCTTGCGCGCTTCGCGATTCAGTCCGCCTTCGTCTTTTGTCACTCCGGCGAAATCCGGCCATTCAGGTAAGCCAAGATCGCGCCTAACCTCATTAACGATGCCGAAACAGTCAAGTTCAGGGTAAGCGCGTCCGCCCTTCAGCCATTTGACTGAAAGGTATTTATCGGGATTAAACATGGAAGCTCCTTAGCTCATGTATCTCAGGCCAGGATAAAACGGGAGCGTGTATCGATAGCGAGGCCAGGCCGTATCCAGTACGTTCATATATCCCGCAGTGATCTGCGCCGTAGCCCCCTTCCAGTAGCCGCTTTTGACGGTAAGCGTATACGGCGGCTCGGCTGGCAAACTCAGATCATCTGAGGTGTACTTTCTGTAAGTGATCGCCGCACCATCAAGATTATCGAGAGCCTTCATAATGGCCGTAGATGCTTCACCATCAATGTTGCTGACAGCAAACTGCAAATCCTGTGTCCCGTCACTGTTTCTCGCCGGGAGAGCAACGGCGATTGCGCTGGCTGTAAAGGTCAACACTTCACCGGTTTCAGTTGTCGCTGTTATATCGTCGTATCCGTCGCAGAGATAAAGCACCTCGTCGCCAATATTGATCTGCAATGTCTCGATGATGACCTCTTCTCCGCTGCTGGCATAAAGCCTGTTCAGTATGGTCATGATTCAGGCCACTCCCTGTTAAGCGCAATGTCGATAATGCTGCTGTTGATGATGTAGTCCGGGAACTGTGCCCATCCGTCATCCAGAACAGGACGCTTCCACAGCTCAAGAGTCCCGGAAAACTGCCAGTAAATCGGGGCAACCAGAGTCGGCCCCTGATAAATGTCAGTAAACCGGCATTTGTAGAACTGCACACCCAGCGGCGTTTGCAGCTTCATGAAGAACCAGTCAGCACCGTCGGTAATGGTTTCGTGATACCAGGCCTCAAACAACTGCGCCTGCGCATCAGTTTCCATAAACCACTGCACATTGGCCTGTGTCGGCGTCGAAATGTATGCCCGGCGCTGACGCGCGCGCCCGGTAGTCATCTCTGTTCGCTTTAACGGGCTGATGGGTTGAAACGCATAACCGTCCTGCAGCGGCATAGGCAGGTAATCATGAGGGTAATATTTTTCAGCCATCAGGTTGTCCTCCGTCCGCTATACATACCCCTCATTGCATTACCTACCTTACCGTTTCCCTTTACGATTTGATTGGCAACCTGATCCAGTGCGTCGCTGGTGGCCTGTTTCTGAGTTTGTGCCAGAGAGACATTCATCTGATACGGGGATACCCCCTGCTGAATATTGAAGTTCTGTGTTATTGGTGCGTTCATCGTCATTGCCTGACTGTTGTCATTGCTGACGTTCTGCGCACCGGTACCAAAACCTGGCTTACTGAGCGTGGCATCCAGAGAACCACCATTGCGCAGTGCCTCAAGATTCGATACGCCGATCCGGTTGGTTGCAGCCTGGTCAAAAACATACTCACCTTTATGCACTATCCCGGCGGGCTGGTACTTTCCGCCCTGCCCTGTAAAACCACCAGAAGCAAATCCTGTCCCGGCGATAGCTGACAGATTTGAAACGATGCTGGCAGTAGCGGCTGCAACTGATGCCATAGCGGCGATGTTGTACGGGAACGGGTTGGCGGCCGCCATCGCAATACCCTGCTGGATGGATACCAGCGACTGCGCAATAGCGAATGCCTTGCTGGCGGCGAACGCTGCTTTATAAATCCCGGACTGTTCACCGAAGCCTGTCGCCAGAATCTGCAGACCGCTGTCAATCATGGTTTGCGTCGCGCTGGTGATGATTTCGTTTTTCTGGGATTCGATTACCTGGTTGGCCTGCGCTGCCTGCTGACGGATTGCCGTCATGCGCGCTTCGCCTTCCGTGGTAATTTGCGCGGCCTGGGCATATGCTGCTTCCTGCGCCTGCAACCATGCCTGTAATTGCTGCTGCGCCTGGTCAAGCTGCATAAACTGCTGCTGCATGCCTCCGAACGTACCGGATAACTGGCCTCCGGTCGGCGCGAGGTTACCGACGACGCTTTTTACAGACGGCGGAAGGGTGACAGGCGTGTTTTTGTAGATATCAGCGCGGGTTTTATCGTATTCGCCAGGTGCGAGTTTTCCGGTCGCTTTTGCCTTTTCCAGCAAGTCCAGGCGCTCTTTCAGCAAATCGTTCTGCTGCTCATCCTTGTTTTTCACCTGCTCCTGCATTTTCCGGTAATCATCGAGCGTTTTTACCTGGTTACTCAGCGCTTCCTGCGCCTTATACGCCTGCAATATTTCGTCAGAACGAGCCAGAAGCGATTTCTGATCGGCTGTGAGCTGGGTTTTCGATTTCAGGTCGGCAATCTGCTGTTCGAACTTCACGCGTGCCTGTGTAGCGCTGGTGAGCTTATCGCTCGCATCAAGTTGCGACTGCATAGCGGATGTCTGCTGGTTAATCTGATCAAGCAGTCGTGTCGCTGCATCTTCGCTATAGGCTTTACCCTTCGGTGCCTTCGGCGCTTTAGGGTCTTTGTACATCTCGTTAATACGGGCCGTGTTTTTGGCGTACTGTTCCGCACTGATGGCACCAGCGTCCAGAAACTTTTTCTGCTCCTGAATGGCTTTAGTGCGTTTATCGGCGTTGGTCAGATACTGCTTGTTAACGAGATCGGCTTCCTGCTGTATTTTGATGCTTTTCTGTTCAGCCTGATTATGCTTTGTAATAGCGTCAGATAGCACATCCTCAGTGGTTATTTGCGCCTGAAGGGCATCGCGCTTTTTAATCATACCCTCAAGATCATAGCCATTACTGTTGGCTACAAACCTGTTCCAGACACCACCTTCAGCCTGCCGTTTCTGAGCGTCAGCAATGCTTTCATTTAACGTGGCGAGTTTATCGGCAACGGTTTGTTCTCGGCCAACGTTGAGCATGGTGTCCCATGCACCTTTAGCCGCACTTGAAAGGCTATGCCATGCCTGTTCCAGTAGTCCCAGATTCTGCTGAATATCAGCAGAACGCTGCTGCATGGCGTTTGCATAAGCATCTGTCGCAACGCGAGCGGCTTCCTGTTGATTCCCCTCATCCTGGAGGGCTTTAATCTGGTTGTAAGTAGCCAGGGTCAGGAAGTGATACTGGTCATTGAGCTTTGTGATTGCATCCAGTGGGTCAGCGGCAATTTTGTTGAAATCACCAACAAGCTGATCTGTTGCGATACCAGTGGCTTCACTCGTTTTTAAAACAGCGGTTGTCACTCGCTCCAGTGAATCGCCAGCAACCTTACCTGACTCAACCAGTTGATTCAGTACAGATGCCGCAGCACCCGTGGTTGAATTTGCTGCTACTCCGGCACGCGCGGCAACATCAGCCAGTTGCCCGGACGTTTTTCCGATGGTATTGCCCGTAAGGATAAGCGATTTATTAAACGCGTCCTGTTCCTGGCTGCCCTGGTAATATGCCAGGCCAAGAACGCCTACAGCGACGGCGGCCAGTGTAAATGGATTCACCAGCCCCATAATATAAGAGCCAACACCTTTAATCGCCGGGCCGATGCCGCCAAACATATCTTTCAGCTGGCCGCCCTGCTGCATCAGAACCATGAACGGTGACTGACCAGTAGACAGACCGACAACAATATCTGTCATCTGAGCGGGGATCAGGCGCATCGCCCATGCAGTTTGCTTTGCCGACATGCCGGTCTTTTTCAGTTGATCTGAAAAACCACCAAGACGAGTGCGAGCCTCTTCAATTTTTTTCGAATAAACATCAAAGGTCTCATCGTCCAGCATTCCTTTGGACTTGAATTTCGCGAGCTGTTGTTGCTGTTTGTCCAGTTTGTTCAGCGCAGCGTTGACCGGATCTATTCGGTCAAGAAGGTCAGATAAAGCGGCAGATTCTTCTTCTGTCGCCTTAGTCACCTTCCCTGCGCTGGCTGCAGCTTTCTGCCCCCACTCAGTCAATCCACTGAGAGCACTAGTCAGGCTTTCAGCATTCTTCTCTGCGCCGGTGCTATCAATAATTATAGCGAGGCGGGATGTCTGTTCTGACATTGCGATCTCCGGGCATAAAAAAACCCACCATTTGGTGGGTTTTTCATTGACTTAAAGTTATTTTTTCGTTGAGGCGACTTTAAAGTGAGTCCATTCTTTAATTAAAAAGAGTAATGCACAATCACCATCATCATTCCATACTGCCTGTTTCAGGCCCCAATAAAAACGATGAACAGTTTTTCCTGCGTCGTTCGTAGTGGTTGTGTCTGTGCCGCCTTGCGTCCAGAGGGAAACAAAATCACCTTTTTTCACTTTCTTATCTGGGAACCAGAACGTATGCCTTACCTTATTAGAGATCCTGTTTTCAGAGGTATATGTGCTATCAGCAAGCATGTATGCTCCAATATCACAATCTGCAACAACTTCTAATAATACACATTCGCTTTTATAGTCCCCATGCCCGCTAATTTTTGAGATTCTCACGTCCATTAAAACTCTCCTTGCTGTGTGAAACTTAAGAAGTTAGCACCCCAATATTTAAGGTAAAAGAGAGGGAGTGAAAGTATGATAATTCACGCACGATTCTGAAGCTGTTTTTCTTTCTGTTCCTGCGCCCAGCGCTCACGCCATGCGTCATCGAGGGCAAATATCGCAGCGTCAAATTCATCACGATCAATAAGAATGGGTCTGGCAGAAAGAAAGCGCTCAATATCATGAAGTGAGATCGGCAGTGGAGCACCGGCCATGCCGGCATAAAGCCGGGATCGGGAAATAACTGAGTAGGCGTTGAGGATTTCCCCTGTCACACCGTCAATTTCAGGTTCTGGGATTGGTGGGAGTTTTAATTTCTCCCTTCGCCACTTTGCCTTGTCTCCCTGCTCCCCGCTGAACTCACTCAACCACTTTTGTGCTTCGATTACTTTTTTACGGTTTCCTGCTTTTGCTCTTCTTTCCCGCTAGCTATCTCGGCAGCGACAGCCAGAATCTGCCAGTAGAACTCAGGTCGTTGTTTCAGGAGAGCGGCTCCCTTTTCAGGTGTGTATTCAATGGCGATCTCTTTGCCGTCCACCAGCTCTCCGACGCCTTCCCAGTCAGTCAACAGATACTGCGCACAGTTGTCGATGAGCAGATTGTCCATTGAATCAATATCGCCAACAGCGGAAAGGTCAAACTCATTCGTACCAGCCTTATATACCGCGTCCAGTTTTTCAATATGGCGGCGCACAAGTGCATTTCTGGAGCGATATTGCGGATTTTCGATACTGCAGACCTTCAGGCTAAGGCCTTCAACCGGTTTAAGCTCAAGCACTGGCGTGAACCAGCGTTCGCCGCCAATATCGATGCGAGGGGTAATAATTAACATTGATACTCCTGATATGAAAAAGCCCGCCACGCTGTCATAGCGTAACGGGCTGGTTGATCACGGTGCAGTAACAGTAATGGTTGAGATCGCAGTGAAAGTTCGTACCTTCCCGGTGATTGTTGCACTGCCTTCAGCATGGCGCGTTACCTGGGCAGTTTTCTGCCCCGTTGACACCACGGACGCGATAGCCGGATCAGAAGATACCCACTGCACCACATCAGTTGCACCGGCAGGAGTTAAAGTTGCCGTCAGAGTAGCGGTAGTCCCGACATTGCCGGAGGAAGTGGCTGGCGCAACGCTGATTGCCGTAGCTGGTACCGTAACGGCGCGCGTTACAGTCGGAGAGACATCGGCTGCAGTGATATCCAGCTGAACCTGGATAATGTCAGTGTTGCCACCGTCCGGCCAGTCACCTGCAACCTGTACTTTAGGGAATGAGAACGTGTACTGCCCTTCGTCATTCGCCAGGGTGAAGCTGAAAGGTACGGTTGCGCCAGTAAGCGTTTTACTCCAGACCGCCCATGCTGCTTTAGACCAGGATAAGGTGATCGACCCTTTCGGCGTGAAAGTCGTCGGGATATTGGCACCGGCGAACGGCGAACCGGTACCGATGCAGCGCTGCGTCTGCATGTTGTTGTCGAACTGAATGTTGAAGGTGTCGATGCAGAAACCATCACCACCGTCGACACCGTTCAGGTTTATCGCAGTGACCTCTTTGAACGAGTAACGCAGTTCGCCAGCGTTATCCGCAGGGGTGCCAGTGATATAGTTCGTATCGTCCGCTTTTGAGTCCCAGCCCAGCCCGGCGAATGTGACTGTCGCGGTAACGTCGCCATCATTCGGAACTTCCAACTGAAACACGCTTACCTGCGCACCACGAACGATAGAGGCAATACCAACATCCGAAGCGTATGTCGCGAGAGAGAACGTGATGCGGTCGTTACCCATCGTCAGACTGTCACTAACCCAGTCAGCACCAAAGCAGGATGCCAGGAACGCATCATGCTGCCCCCAGCGAAATTTCGTTCCCACATCACCGCCGACATCAACAGTTCCCAGCGTAGCACCCTGCGCCATGCGGGTGCCGCCGATTTCGTCGTTATCGTTGGTGTTCTGGGACGGTTTCACACCCCAGCTTGAACGTTTGAGAAGGTTCCAGATACCCGTGGGTGTAATTCCTGGTGTCGTTTCCCGGATAAAGGCCGAGATCACCTTAGCGCCTGAACTCACAGGAGCCTCCTTAGTAGTTGTGCGCTACAGAGCGCGGTAAGGGATTTGAAGATTGAGCTGAGACCAGCCATCAGTTTCACCAGCAGGAACAGCAGATACGGCGAAATAACTGAGTTTCCCATCATTCTGAAACTCAAAAAGCTCACGGAGTTTGTCGGCTGTTTGGGTGATGAGCAGCGAGCCAGAGCCAACAGGCACGAAGATCTGAATAATCAGCACACCTGTCCGCTGAACAACAGGCCCGCCACCAATTTCATTCGCGCCAGCCATGCCAGAAATGTTAGTGAATCGAGCCCAGATACCTCGACCACTCGGATCAAATACAGGCCCGTTGGGATAATCCACAGCATCAGCAGCAATAGCCGCCTGCGCCGTCATGCGAGCAATGACAGTGTTACGTATTTCTGTAAGGGTCATTTGTAGGCCTGTGTTACACCATTAAATGAAACCGCATAAACGCCTGCCGGTGCCTGCTTTGAGTGCCCGTTTTCAAGCGGTACGGAATAAGGGAGATTGGACTGGATGTAGATGACTGAATAACTTGGTGCAGCAAGAATTGTCGACGTTCCGTTATTGATGGTGTTTGCGCCATTCGGATCTGGTTCTCTGGGAACGTAATCACTTGGCGAACCGACACTCACGAAATGAGATGCCCGAAAAGTTCCTGCGCGATAGCCCGGCGGTCGATATATCTCACCCTGCCCACGCCTTAATTTGCGTACTCGTTGGGGGCCGAATCGCCCTGCATTACTGCTGTACTCAGCATCGGCCAGGCTAACTTTATTACCACGTTTAATCCTTTTGTTACCGCCTTTGTCAGTTTTCCCGAACCGGTCGCTATTGCGAAGGGCTTCATTGATATCATTAACCCGTTCGCGCTGCTGAACCTGCACGCTGTTGATAGCCCATATTTCAGGGTTACCAACTGGTGACCGAATAACGATCTCATTGAGCAACTGAATAGCTATAACGCGTTGCAGTTTGCCGACATCCTCTTCCACCTTGTCAGCGAACAATGCCGGATCAAGACTCCACGCCTTAGCCATGTCACACCCTCCGCAATTGGATGGCAAAAGCAGCACCTGCAGGATCTGTTTCCACGGAAATCGCCTTGTATCGCTGTTGCTCACCAGTAACCAGGTCAGGTGCGGTGAAGGTATGATCGACTTTCGGCTTATCGGTTACTTCATTCACCAGCGCCACCAGCTCGATATCGCCTTTGATGATGTTCACGCCGTCGATACGCTCAACGCTGTAATCAGCCAGCACGCCGCGCCCGGTATATGTAATGGTAGTTTCACCCCCGGCTTCAGTTACAGGATCCCATCCTGACTGGATGACGTAAGAACCGGTGAAGGCATTAACAGCGTCAGAAAGGTCATCATCAAACGCAGCGGCTATTTCTGCCTGAAGTTCGTCACGAAGCCCCATATCACCCCCTCACCAGCCGTATTTGCGACTGATTAACTCCGTAAGGCTTCAACAGTGCCAGGGCGAACTGTAAATCAGGGTCGAGCAATGCAGTGCTATTGGTAGACAGTTCCGCGAATGATTTCGACACGCTGACACCTTTGGCCTCGACCGATTTACTGGTTACAACCCCAGAATCGGTTTTCTGCTGGTACAACTTCCCGGCGGCCGCCACCGAGGCGGTATATGCGCCAGCCTCTTTGACATCTTCGGGAATATTGTCGGGGCAGACGCGCAGGTTTAATCCGTTCAGCCAGGCGTTCGCCATTTTGACGGGTTTTTCTTTCTTACTGGCGTCTGTCCAGTCAGCGCCGAGGATCCGATCAACATCCGATACAGTGATGTAGGTGATCATGAATCACTCCTCGATGCGCCAGCCTGATGCCTTCCAGTTTTCAACTTCGTCAGGATGAACATCAGCGGATGTGGGTGCGCCGGGGAATGCAGGGTATTCCGTAAACATAGCTACCAGCTCAACCTGCTGCTGTTCCTGCTGCTGTTCCTGCTGCTGTTCCTGCTGCTGTTCCTGCTGCTGTTCCTGCTGCTGTTCCTGCTGCTGTTCCTGCTGCTGTTCCTGCTGCTGTTCCTGCTGCTGTTCCTGCTGCTGTTCCTGCTGCTGTTCCTGCTG